ACACCGCGCCGGGCTCGATCCTTGGTGACGCACCGCCGCCGGTCGTCGACCCGTTCGACGCCGAGACGCTGGCGCTGCCCGACGGTTTTGAGAAAGGCGAACGGTTCGAGCCCTTCGCCAAGATGATGCAGGAATTTGGCGTCAGCCAAAAAGGTGCACAGGAACTGGTCAACCTCCATGCCGAAACGATCAATGCCGCGCTCAAGTCCCAGATGGACGACTGGCACCGGCAGCAGACGGACTGGCAGAAGGAGATCGATGCGGATCCTGAGCTCGGGGGAAGCAATCTGAATGTTGTCAAGCAGACGGTTGCAAGGGTGCTCGACAACCCGGATTTGACGGATCCCAACTTCCGTGAAGCGCTCGCCTTCACCGGAGCCGGCAACAACCCCGCCATCGTGCGCTCGCTATACCGCTGGGCCAAGGCGCTCAGCGAAGGCACCAGCGTGATGAACGGCGGCTCGCCGGGCCGGAACCGAGACGGGTCGGTGAACGGAGAGCGGCCATCGGTCGCGCAGGCGATCTATGGGCCGCAGGGTCCCTATTCCGGAGGTCCACGACAATAAGGAGCTAACCCATGGCTACGCTTGGCACGACCGCCCTCACCTATGCCGATTGGGCAAAGCGGCTGGATGACGGCTACAAGGTTGCCAGCATCGTCGAACTGCTCTCGCAAACCAACGAGATCCTGCTCGACATGCTGGTCGAAGAAGGCAACTTGCCCACCGGTCACAAGACCACCGTGCGCACCGGCCTGCCGCAGGCCACCTGGCGCATGCTGAACTACGGTGTTCCCAACGCCAAAAGCACCACGGCCCAGGTCGTCGACACCTGCGGCAACCTCGAGACCTACAGTGTCATCGACAAGGACATCGCCGATCTCAACGGCAACACCGCCGAGTTCCGCATGTCGGAGGCGATGGCGTTCCTCGAGGGCATGAACCAGCAGATGGCGACCACCATCCTCTACGGGAACACCATCACCAACCCCGAGCGGTTTGGCGGGTTCAGCCCGCGCTACAACTCGGTGCTCACCACCACGGCGCAGACCGCGGCCAACGTCATCGACGGTGGTGGCACGGCCGGCAGCAACACTTCGCTCTGGGTGGTGACCTGGGGACCGAACACCTGCCACGGCATCTTCCCCAAGGGTAAGATCACCGGGCTGCAGCACCGCGACATGGGCGAGTGGCCGGTGCTCGACACCAACAACAACACCTACCAGGCCTACCGCGACCATTTCAAATGGGAGTGCGGCCTGTCGGTGCGGGATTGGCGGTATGTGGCGCGGCTCTGCAATATCGACGTGACGCTGCTCAACGGCGTCAACGCCACCAACCTCATCAACTCGATCGTCCGGCTGCTCTACAAGCTGCCGACGACGGCGCCGATGGCCACCGGGGTGCAGACCTCGGACGCGCCGACAGTTCAGGGCCAGATGGGCAGAACGGTGATTTATTGCAATCGTGTGGTCAGGACGTACCTGGACTTGCAAGCCATGAACAAGACCAACGTCCTACTCGAGTTGAGGCAATTTGAAGGTGAAGTTGTCACCACCTTCCGCGGCATCCCGGTACGCACCTGCGATGCGATCCTCAACACCGAAGCCCGCCTCGTCTAAGGAGACTGACAATGATCTTGGATGGAACGCTCCAATTCACCGGCACGGCGGGCAACACCGCGGCCATGACGGACTCGCCAACCACCGGCACGCAGCAGTCGACCAACGTCCTCGACCTGGTCAACGCGCGTGATCTCGGCATTGGCGACGACCCGGCGATGAAGCTCCTGGTCATGATCATGACCACCTTCACCGGCGGGACCAGCCTCGACGTGCAGCTGCAGGGTGCGCCCGACAACGGCTCGGGGTCGCCCGGCACCTACACGACGATGTGGGACTCGGGGGTGATCCTCGAGGCCGACCTGCTGGCGGGCCGGTACATCTCCAACGTCGACCTGCCGCGGATCTGGCTACCCAGCCCCTATCAGCCAGGGAAGCAGGTGCTGCCGCGCTTCCTGCGGCTGCAGTGGGTCAGCGCCGGCACGCACGGTGCGGGCGCGCTCGTCGGCTTCCTGGTGCTCGACCGGATGGATCAGATCTCCTATCCGCCGGGCATCGTCATCGCAAACTAGGAGGTTGGTATGGCTACCTCTATGACTGGCGCCACGGGTGCTACGGGCGCAACAGGTTCAGCACCGCCAGCATCAGCCACCTCGCCGCCGGCCGACAGCGGCAAGTACCGGCTGCTGGCGACGCATGTCATCAGCGATGCCGTGCTGCCGATGGGGACCGAGGTGGGCACGGATACGCCCTACCGTTTCCCGGGCCAGCCGACACCGCAGATGATGGGCCTCGACGATGCGGGCAAGGCCGCGGTCGACAAGGTCTGGCAGGACCACTACGGCATGAAACCGCCGTGGGACGACCCGACAGCATCGCCCTTTGACCAACTCGTGGCCGATCCCAAGGTGCTCGACGCCGAGGCCAAGAGCGAACCCTGCTCCTATCAGCAGGCGCTCGAGAAAGGGCTGAAGGAATACGCCGGGAAACCGGTGACGGGCCCTTTGCCACCACCCTCGCCGACGTCGCTAAGCGGTGACCACGGCGTTTATGTCGGCATCGCCGCGAGGGGCTGAGTTGGGGGACTCCGACGCAAGTTGGGGTCACTGAGCCGGAGGGGCCTGGCCGCGATCCCCTCCCCCCAGTCCCTCCGGCTCTTCTTTCTGAGGTGAACGACATGGCGAAGTACCGGTTGCGCATCGCCCATGAGATGGAAACCAACGACGGCCAGCGGCTGTGGTTGCCAGGCGATGTCACCAACGAATCCTTGGGCGACGAGAAAGGCACCATCGTCGGCGACGGCACGCCCTACAAGGTGCGCTGGCCGACGCTCGAGATGGAACCGCTCGACGACGAGGCCAAGGCGGCGATCGCCAAGGAAGAGGAGCGGCTGCAGATCAACGACGGGGTGCGCGACCCGATCGAGGCGCTGCCGATCGGCCCGGCCGTGGTCGACGATTACGAGGAGCGCTACATCCCAGGCATGGACGGTCGCCGGCGTGGCACACCGCTGCCCGATGGCGCGCCGATCCGAAGAGGAAGGACCCCAGAAGAGATCGCTGCGCGGATCGCCACGCGGACCGCCGCGAGGGCGCCGTCGTGAAACGCCTCATCGCCGTATTGGCTTTTGCGCTGCTCCCGTCGCTGGCCTTTGCCCAGTCGGCGGTGCGGCAGTCCGGCTCGGTTAATCACAATGACCTGACCAAGTGGGATCAGACCGGCATCCTCAAGGCCGGCGGCGGATTGCTTGGCGACAACACCGGCTACGGCGTCAATCCGTTTTCAATAACAGACAATAACGGGCTAGCGCTCTGTGCGAACTCCGGCCCGACGACAGCAGCCTATACAACCCTTTGCTTTGGACACGACTCCAGCGGAAACGGCCTTTTGTCCTTTGACAGTGATGGGATCACGCCAGCTAAGACCCTGAACTTCAACATTAATGGTACGACATACACATTTCCTTTCGCCATAGGCGGTATTATCGGGCCTGGTACAACGACACCGGGTAATCCGGCGTGTTGGAACAACACTATCGGCACCCTACTCAAAGACTGCCCTCTCCCATCTCACATCACCACCGCCTACACTGTCGCAGGCACCGATATGGGCACTCGGCTTATTGCTGACGGCGCGGCCTTTTATCCCATCAACTTTGGTGCGGTCGGGTCGTATCCCGCAAACTTCAGCGTGACGATAAGCAACAGCGATCCTGTAGCAGCGGGCAGCCGTGCGCGCTGGATCAATCTCAACAATGCCGGATATCCAGTGTCGTGTTATCTGTGGCCGCAACAGACCGTTCGGGTTTTCAGTATAGGCGGTGCATGGAACACTGACGGGTGCAATCAGCGGTACAAGCTGCCATCAGGCAATATGACCGTTTATGTAAACCCTGCACTGGGAAGCGATGTCTACGGAGTGAGTGATGGCTTGCTCAGTGGCACAGGCGCTCGAAAGAGCTTTTACGACGCCCTCACCTTCATTCTTGGCCAGTTTGATTTCGAGGGCGGCAACTCGCCGCCGGCCGGCGTGTCGACGCAGTTGACCATCCTTGGCTCGGGAGCGGCTGATCCCAATACGATCCATTTTGCACCGCATTCTCTTGTTGGCGCAGATCAGACCGCAGGCATTGCAATTGACTGCGGTGGAGGCAGCTTGACCGGAGCGCCTGCGGCACAATTCTTCTATGGTGCCCGCGTTAAAATGCAGAACTGCAACATAGCTCCGTCAGGTCAGAACGGCATTGAGGTCAGATCGGGCGCCCAGGTGTATTTGGTTGGCGGCATGACCTTTCAGTCAGTGTGCTCTACTTGCGCGCAGATGTACGCGAGCACCGGCGGGCAGATCCAGTACAGTACGAATTATGGAATTGCTGGAGGTGGGGGTTACCACATCTTCTTGGAACAGGGTGGCTATTTTGTACCGTTCTTTGCAGTAAGCTCTCCTATCAATGTAAACTTCACTGGCAACTTCAACTTCAACCAGCAGTTCATTAGCGCCAGCAACCTGTCCTTCGCCAATCTTAACCAGATAACATGGGGGACGGGTACTGAGACTGGCTATGCCTTTTCAATGCGTAACTACGCAGTCATTGACGGTCTGGCCGGACTGCCAGCTTCATTGCAGCGTGGTGGAAGCGTAAGTCAGGCTCCGCTGGAAGGTCCGTGGGCAGCGCATTTTGCCGGGTCGACCTCTGGGGATTACGATACCAGTGGAGTTGGCACTTATGTGGCCCACGGCAACCGAGTGACCGCAAGCTTTGCGATTACCGCCACGGCAGCACATTCTCCGATAGGCGGACTGCGCGTGACCGGGCTTCCAATCCAGTCCTTATACAACTCTCCCGCAGACTACGGCTGCCTCATCAATTACTGGAACCCGACCGTAACACTTGACACAGGCTACACAATGCTAGCCGCCACAGTGGATGCGGGTGCCGCGACCCTGACCATCACTGAGAGCGGCTCAGGCGTTCCCACACAGATCCTTCCTGTTTCTAAGGTAACAGCGCCCTTTGAGATCCACGGGGTGTGTTCGTATTTGATGAACAACTGAGATGACGAACCCTATTGACCTCGCCAACCGCGCCCTCGCGATGGCTGGGACGCGATCCCAGCTAACGAGTTTTACCGACGGCACGCCGGAGGCGCTTTACTGCGACCTGCTCTACAACGAGTTTCGCGATTATTTGCTGCGGGTCGGGGACTATGACTTCTCGATGTCGAGTGTTCCGGCCGTGCTGGCCGCTTATCCCATACCGGGATGGGCCTTTGCTTATCAGTACCCGCCAAACACGGTCCGCATCCGCCAGCTTGTCCCGGCGATTATCCTCCCGTTTGATCCGCAGCCGATCCAATGGAGCCTGCATGGCGGCCCCACCATCGTGTGCACACTGGCCGTCTCTAGCATCAACCTGACCTCGAACGGGGCCGCCGAGGACACTTGGGACTCCGTATTCACCGACGCCTTTGTGCGGTTCCTGTCCAGCGGTCTGTTCTTCGCTCTTGAAAACCGGATCGAGGCGCACCGGGTCGCCATGCAGGAAGCGCTGGAGTTTGCCGCGCAGGGTGCGGTGGTGAACCCATGAGCACGCTCACCGTCGAAGGCCTGTGCAACCAGGCGCTGGACATGATCGGCTTCAAGGGCCGCCGGATCGGCTCGATCTACGACGGCACGCCCGCCGCGCGCGTCGCCCTCGAGGCCTATTCGTTCACCCGCGATCAGCTGCTCAATCTGGAGATGCCCTATTGGGCGCAGCGCATGACGCCGCTGACGCTGATCGATGCCGCCGCGGATGATTACGAAGGCCTGCCGTGGACCCCGTCGACCCCGCCACTCGACTACAAATACTCCTACGATTTCCCGGACGATTGCGTGCAGCCGCTGCTGATCATGGTGACCCCGGTCTTACGGCCGATCTGGAAACCTAAATACATCCCGTTTGATGTTTACAGTCCCTCGCCGACGACGCGCTGGATTGTCACCAACGCGCCCAATGCCATGCTGGTCTACACCGGCCAGGTCAACGACCCGAACCTGTGGCAGGAAGACTTCACCCTGAAACTCGTCACCGCCCTGGCGCAGAAATTCCAGGCCAAGCTAGGAGCAGCCCGCGTTGAGCAGCACCCCGACGATACCGGTGGACGTGGTCAATCAGGCGCTGGATGAGATTGGCGTCGCGCCGGTTGGCGCCCTAACGGACGGCACCACCGCGGCCAACGCCGCCGCCCGCATCTACTGGGTGACCCTGCGCGGGATCCTCTCCGCCGCGCCATGGAACTTCGCGCGCAAGGAAATCCCGATGACGCTGTTGGCGACCGGGGGAACGCCTACGCCCTTTAACCAGCCAGCGCCCCCCATCCCCTGGATGTACATGTATGAGTGGCCGGTCGACTGTGTCCACTTCAGATACGTTCCGGCCGGGGCGGATCTCGGCTTTCGCCAATGGTGGGGTCCAGCGCCGTTTCTCGTCCACTCCTACCAGCTGCCCAATGACGGCACCGGGTGGGACGACATCGAAGGCCATGACCCGGATTCAACCAAGGTCATCCTGTGCAATGTGCCGAGCGCGCATGGGATCTACACGGGTCTGATGCAGTACCCCGATGCATGGGATGCGCTGTTCCAGAAGGCCTTTTCGCTCGCGCTCGCCGCCCAGCTTGCCTTGCCCTGCATCAAGGATCGCAAGGAAGCGATCATGCTGCGGCGCGAGTGCCGGGTGCTGGCTGTCGAAGCGCTCAACAACGCCCGCATCAGGGACGGCGACGAGGGCTGGACAGTCCACGACCACACACCCGATTGGATCCGCGCTCGCGATACGGGCTACTGGTGGGGATCGGGGAGCGCCCCCGGCTGGACCGGCTGGATGCCGCTCGCCTGGGGCGAGGACGCCGGAGGCGTCTACTAGGTGCCCGACCAGCTTGCGCCCGCCAGCCTGATCTTTAATTCGCTCGCTTCGGGCGAGGTCTCGCCGGCGCTCTACGGCCGCACCGACCTGGCGAAGTTCCATAGCGGCGCCTTCACCATGCGCAACTTCTTTGTCGATTACAAAGGCGGCGCCAGGACCCGGCCAGGCACGCAGTTCATCGGGTTTGCCAGCAATCCCGGCTATGTGCGGCTCTACCCATTCAAGTTCTCGGCGACGACCGGGCAGACCTACATGCTGGTGTTTACCGATCACCTGGTGGAGTTCATCAAGAATCCGGGCGGACCGAGTTATCCCAACAGCGCCAATTCCGGTTTCAACTTTATCACCCCAGGGGTTCGCTACGCGGTCAGCACACCCTACGCCGCGGCCGATTTGCCGACGCTCAAGTTTTCGCAATTAGCCGATATCCTAACCATCGTCCATCCCAACTACCCGCGCTACCAGCTACGGCGGCTGGCCGACACCAACTGGACATTGGTGGAGGAGATGGACACGCTACCGATCGACCCGCCGCAAATCAGCAACATCGTGATCAGCCCGATCCCGTCGGGTTCGACCGATCCGCAGACGACCCGTTACATCTATGCCGTCAGCGCTGTCGACGCGCAGGGCAACGAAAGCCAGCCTGGCACGCCGACGATCAGTGTCGCTGGCATCGACATCGGCGCCACGATGGGATCGGTCAGCGTCTTCTGGAATCCTTCGGTCGGCGCACAATACTACAAGGTCTATAAGGGCCTGCCGAGCTCCGGCAATATCGTGCCACCATTGACGGCCAACCTCGGCTTTGCCGGCTACGCCTACGGAACCAATTTTGTCGACGCCAATGTCGTCCCCGATTTCAGCAAATCGACGCTACAGCACAACGACCCGTTCGCGACCGGGCAGATCAGCGGCTACACCATCACCAGCCCGGGCAGCGGCTATCCGGTCGGGACGACCACGATCACCGTAACCCCGGCCGGCGGCGACCCGGCCCCGACGACCCCGGCGGTGATCTATCCCATCCTCGATACGTCAACCGCAGGCACGACAGGCGGCATCGCCGGTCTCTATGTCCATGATCCGGGTCAAGGTTATCTGCACCCGCCGACCCTCACCGCCGGCGGTGGCGGCAGCGGCTTTGCCGCGACCGTCACGGTAGGTGCCGGTCGACGGGCTCTTTCAGCAGCGCGAGGTCTATGCCGCGAGCAACAACCAGCCCAACACGCTGTGGGCCTCGCGCTCGGGCGCACCGAATGATTTCCGCGTGACGAACCCGGTGGTCGACAGCGACAGTTATACGTTCACCATCGCCAGCCCGCAGGTAAACCGCATCCTCTGGATGCAGTCGATGCCGGGCGGCCTGGTGATGGGCACCGACAGCGGCATCGTGCAGCTGAGCGGCGGTTCGACGACCCCGGCCAACCCGGCGGCGGTGACGCCGACATCGGGAGTCATCGTGCCGCAGACCTATTTTGGTTCGGCCGACGTGCCGCCAATCGTGATCGGTTACGACATCCTCTATGTGCAGAGCGAGGCGAGCATCGTCCGCAGCCTGCAATACCAGATCTATTTCAACATCTATCAGGGCATCGACATAACGACATTGTCGAGCCACCTGTTCTACCCGCTGACCATCATGCAATGGGCCTATCAGGACGCACCCAACAAGGTGGTGTGGGCGATCCGCAATGATGGGCACCTCCTCTCGCTGACGTTTCTCAAGGAGCAGGAAATCATCGGCTGGGCGCGGCACGACACGGCGCCCGGGATCTACGAGTCGATCGCCCAGGTACAGGAAGGCAGCGCCGATGCGGTGTATGTCTCGGTCAACCGCAACGGGCGGCGCTTTATCGAGCGCTTTGCGGACCAGGTTTACCGGACAGTCGAAGATGCCTGGTGTCTCGACGCGGCGCTCAGCACGCCGTCAAATTACCCGGCCGCCAATCTCACGACGTCGGCGCAGACCGGCAGTGTCACGGTCACGGCTGATGCCGCCGTGTTCTCGTCGGGCAATGTCGGCAGCGTCATCAGGGGCGAGGCTCAGAAATTGGTGATCACCGCCTATGTCAGCCCCACTCAGGTTACCGCGAGCGTTGATCCGAACTATGGGGCTGCCGGCCTGAACCTAAACCAAAACTCATGGCGGATGGACCCGGTGGTCAGCACGGTGAGCGGCCTCTCGCACCTCAACGGCATGAGCGTGATGGCGCTGGCCGATGGGCAGGTGCAGGGCCCCTTCACCGTGTCA